TGGTCGTTGCTGGTGGTGGAGGTGGTGGTGGACGAAAAGGCGGTGGCGGAGGTGCGGGTGGTTTTAGAACTGGTACTGGATTTTCCGTAACCGCAGGAACCACTTACACAATAACTGTTGGTGGAGGCGGTGCTGGTGGTGGAGCAGATGCTACTGGCGGTGCAAGCGGTTCTAATTCTGTATTTAGCACCATTACTTCTACTGGTGGCGGTCTTGGTGGAAACGGTGCTGGTGCTGCTGCTCAAAATGGTGGATCGGGAGGCGGTGGAGGTAGACTTTCTCCATACACCGGCGGAACAGGGAACACTCCTAACACATCGCCAAGCCAAGGAAACAATGGTGGTGACGGAACAGCATCAAGTGGAACTGGCGGTGGCGGCGGGGCAACAGCAACAGGGTCTAATGCTTCTGGTGGTAACTCGGCAAACGGAGGTAACGGAACCGCATCGTCTATATCTGGATCTAGCGTAACTTACGCTGGAGGCGGCGGTGGTGGCGGGGGTGCTAGTGGATCTGCTGTTGACGGATTGGCCGGGTCGGGCGGTACAGGTGGTGGTGGCGACGGACAGAGAGGAACTTCTGGAACCCCTGGAACTGTTAACACAGGTGGCGGTGGTGGTGGTGGTGGATTTTCTGGCGCAGACACAGGTTACGCAGGCGGCACAGGCGGCTCCGGTATCGTCATCCTTAAATACACCGTTCCTGGCTCTACAAACGTAGCCACGTTTGTTACATCTGGTTCATGGGAATGTCCAACTGGCGTAACTTCTGTTGAGTATTTGGTTGTTGCTGGTGGCGGTGGTGGAGGTGGTGGAACAACTAATGCTGGTGGCCGTGGAGGTGGTGGGGCTGGTGGTTTTCGTACCGGAACCGGACTAAGCGTTACTGCTGGCACTAGTTACACAATTACAGTTGGCGCAGGTGGTGCAGGTGGTGGTGGTGACGCATCCGGATCTGCTGGTGGAAATTCTGTATTTTCTACAATTACCTCTAATGGTGGTGGTTTTGGTGCTGCTCCCGGAGGCGCAACAGGTGGAAGCGGTGGTTCCGGCGGCGGCGGATCAAATGGCGGTGCTGCTGGCGCTGGAAACACTCCAGCTACTTCCCCATCGCAAGGTAATAACGGTGGGGCTGGCGCTTCAGATGGAGGTGGAGGTGGCGGTGGTGCTTCTGCAACAGGAGCTACTGCCTCTGCAAACAATGCAGGCAACGGCGGTAACGGAACCGCATCTTCTATCTCTGGTTCTTCAGTAACTTATTCAGGTGGTGGGGGTGGTGGTGGATATTTAACAGGAACAGATGGAACTGGCGGCACGGGTGGTGGCGGCGCTGGAAAACACAGTAGTGGAAATGCTGTTGCTGGAACCGCAAATCTTGGCGGCGGGGGTGGTGGTGGTGGATCAGATGTGCTTGGAGCAGCAGGCGGCTCTGGCATCGTAATTATTAAATGGTAAACATGACAACAAAAATCTATCGTTTTTACGGCATTGATACTGCAATTCAACTTCTTCGTCCAGGCGCTAAGTGGGAGTGGACAGGAGGTGTTGGTTTTACCCGCTGGGACGATCCAAGACCAAAGCCTTCCAAAGAAGAAGTAGAGCAAACAATGGAAAAGGTAAAGTCGTTTGAGGACTCAATCAACACCGTTTGGTTGCCAGAACAACTTGCCGAAATCACCGGACATCAAGAAATGATAGAGAAAGCCATCAATGGCAATACATAACCTGTTTCCAACGCCGATTGGTCGCTATGAACTAGGCCGTGATCTAACAGCCAAAGAGTTGTCGTTTCTGAAAAACCAAGAAACACGGCCCAACATGGGCAACATCACCAGCACTAACAACACGATTCTAAAATCTAAAGAACTAACCAAGTTGCGGGACTTTATAGAGACATCGGTGTCGGATTACTTTGACACAATCTATAAACCCAAGCACAAGGTTAGTCTTAAGATCACGCAGTCGTGGACTAACTATACGGAAAACGGCCAGTATCATCATAAACACGCTCATCCAAACTCGTTTGTTTCTGGTGTGTTTTACATTCAGGCCAACAAAGAAAAAGACAAGATTTATTTTTACCGTGATGGTTACCAACAGATTAAGTTTCCACCGTCTGAGTGGAATATCTGGAACTCTGAAAGCTGGTGGTTTGAAGTAGGAACTGGCGACCTTGTGCTGTTTCCCTCAAGCCTAACGCACATGGTACAGACGCTAGATCATCCAGAAACACGGATTAGCCTTGCTTTTAATACATTCCCTGTCGGTCATGTTGGGGATGAAATGGATTTAACAGGACTTAGTTTAGGAGAATTAGATGGCGCATTTCGCTGAACTTGATTCAAACAATGTCGTTTTGCGAGTGATCGTAGTCGGCAATAAAGACACGGCTGATGCCAACGGTGTTGAAAAAGAACACATCGGCGCTGCCTTCTGTGAGCGTTTGTTTGGCGGCACATGGAAGCAAACCAGCTACAACGGCAACAAGCGCAAGAACTACGCTGGCATTGGCTACACCTATGATTTTGGCCGTGATGCGTTTATTCCTCCCAAACCATATAACTCATGGGTCATTAACGAGAATACTTGCCAATGGGAATCACCAGTTCCGATGCCTGCCGATGCTGGCACAGGTGAGCCTCCAAAGCGTTACACATGGGACGAAGCAACCGTTTCTTGGGTAGAGGCAGAAAATGTCCCAACATAGTGCAGACACGATTAAACACGTTGCTGATGGCCTATCCATCGCAACAGTGATTGGTACATTAGCACAGGTATTGCCTGCGATAGCAGCATTGTTTACTATTATTTGGACTGGTTTTCGTATTTACGAAACACAAACGGTACAAGGATGGTTAGGAAAAGGAGCCAAAGATGAAAAAGACAACGACTAAAGCAGGTAAAGCAGAAAAAGTAGGCAAAGTAATGGGCGAGTATAAAAAAGGTACACTACATAGCGGTAAAGGTGGCCCCGTTGTCAAGTCACGCAAGCAGGCTGTAGCGATTGCAATGTCGCAAGCTGGTATGTCCAAGAAACCAATGATGATGAAGAAAGCTGGCCGTGGTCGCTAAAAAAGGTCTCTACTACAACATCCAGGCCAAGCGTAAACGCATCGCTGAAGGCTCAGGCGAGAAGATGCGTAAACCTGGCTCCAAAGGTGCGCCAACAGCTAAGGCATTTAGAGAAGCTAAAAAGACTGCGAAGAAATAATGGTAAAGAAAGTCTATCAGAACAAAGAAGGCGGCCTCAATGCCAAAGGTAGAGCCTATTTCAAGCGTACTGAAGGCGCTAATCTCAAACCACCAGTATCGGCCAAACAAGCCTCTAAGTCTCCCAAGGCAGCGGCACGCAGGAAGTCCTTCTGTGCAAGGATGTCAGGAGTTCCTGGGCCACTCAAAGATGAAAAAGGCAGACCAACAAGGAAGGCCTTAGCACTAAGAAAATGGGATTGCTAAATGGCAACTACATATTTAACTTTAGTAAATGATGTACTGACTAGGCTTCGTGAGACAACAGTAGCGTCTGTATCTGAGAATGACTACAGTGCGCTTATTGGTAAGTTAGTCAACGATGCCAAGCGTGAAGTAGAAGATGCTTGGAACTGGGAGTGTCTCAAAAGCACTTATACCATTGCTACGTCCTCTGGCACTACTTCCTATGCACTAGATGGTGCTGGGCAGAAGTTTAGGCTCTATGAGGCTGTAAACGATACTAATGACTGGTATCTGCGTGAGCGTTCTGCTGCGTTCATGACAGAGAACTATTCACTGCTTCCTTCTCCTGTATCTGGGCCAACAACAGACTATGCCTTTAACGGCCTTGATGTCAACGGTGATGTTCAGGTTGATGTGTATCCACAGCCTGACGCTGCTTACACTCTACGATTTAATGGCTTTACACCAGAGGCAGAACTTAGTGCCAACTCCGATCAGACTAAGTTGCCTAAGTCTCCCATCGTTGCTCTGGCTTGGGCAAAAGCCATTGAAGAGCGTGGGGAGGATGGCGGTGTCAACGTCAGCAGCCAATATGCGGTAGCTAAACAGTCTTTGGCTGACCATATTGCTATCGAAGCTGGTCGCAGACCTGAAGAATCTATCTGGTACTGGGTATAATGCCGAACAAACCACTACAAGCAACATCAATCACAGCACCAGGATATTTTGGTCTAAACACCCAAGATTCCGGTGTTGATATGAACAGTGCCTTTGCATTGATTGCAAGGAACGCTGTTATTGACCGATATGGTCGTATTGGTGCTAGGAAAGGATGGCTTTATAAGACTACTTCTGGTGGTACGTCATCGTTACCAGAGGTGGTTGCTGAGTTTGATAACTACGATGGCACTTACAGTATTCTGTCATTTGGTAACAATAAGCTGTTTGTTGGCGAAACAACGATGACAGAGAAGTTAGTTCGTAATGCTAACAACAGCGGTAA